AACTGGATTTACAAACTCAAGCAGAACGGAATACACGACCCGGAAACAAAGCAACGTCTAGACGCCCACTACGCCGCCACGACGTTTGATAACGCGGCGAACCTTCCGAAAGATTTCCTTTCCAGTCTTGAAGCGATCAAGGCCAGCAAGCCGAACATCTACAAGCGGTTTGTTGAAAACTCCGACGACGAAGCGGATTCGAAGGACGTCATCATCCAGCCCGCTTGGATTCAGGAAGCCGCAAAGCGTGAGATCATCCCCCGCGTTCCCATCCGGCGCATTGTGAGCATTGACGTGGCGCGGAGCAACCCAGGCGAGGGCGACAAGACGGTGTTCTACGCCATTGAGAATTTCAGGCAGATAGGCCGGGAAGTCCACGAAACCCGGAACACGATGGAGGTTGTAGGACGGGCGATGATATTCGCCAAGAAGATGGGGAACATCAAAGCGTTTGCGGTGGACGAGATCGGGGTGGGTGGGGGCGTGGCTGACCGGCTTGCCGAGTTGGGCGGCGAGGACGCCTACGACAAGAACCAAGTCATTTTCGTCAACAGTTCAGAGCGGGCGGCCGGTTCCGGATACTATAACCGCCGGGCAGAGGTCTACGACAACGGGGCGCATTTGTTTGAGGACGGCATGGTGCAGATTGACCCAACCGACGAAGATTTGAAGGAGCAGTTGTCTTGGGCCAAATACAAGACGGTCAAGAGCAACGGCGTTTACTTGGTGGAACCGAAGGAAGACATCAAGAAACGCTATGGACGTAGCCCTGACAACGCTGACGCCTTCCTGAACGGCCTGTGGGCGCTCCCGCAGGCCCGGCAGGTGGTAGTAGCGGACAGATACGCCCGGCATAGCGTCCGGCGTCATTCTGGAAGCCCTGTGGGGGTATTGGGATGATCATCGAAACCAAGTTCGACATCGGCGAAAAGGTTGGGATCGTTGACTTCGATTTTCAGTTGGGCCGGTCGTGGGGATAGGACAATGAAAAAAGTGTTTAAGCACAAGGAGTATGTGTTCTCAATGCGCGTTCACCCTTCAAACTATGACCTTCTGTTTGGTCTTGAAAAAGGCGAAACCGGGGAGAATGTCTTCGGGATATTTCAGCAAACAAGAGCCGAAACATTGGGGTTGGTGGGATGAGCATGTATTGCAATTTCATTGAGTATCAAGGCGTTGTTGTCCCCGTGGACGTACACGTTCTTATGAACAAAAACGAACTGCGCGGGATATACGAGCAGTCGTTGGCATTCCTTTTGGGAATAGCATGAGAGAAGCCGAAATCCGCGCCCAGCAAGCCTCCGCCGTCAACCGGGACAAAATCCTGTTTGACCAGATGAATTTCTTGAACATGAGGATGACGGCGCTTGAAACCGTGTTGAAAGTGTCAACGGTGTGGAACCGCATCAAGTGGGCATTCAACCCCCTGGCGTTCCTGGCGGTCGTGGACGCCGTGCAATTGCAGATTCATAGAGAATCGCAGGAAGCGGCGAAGAAGCGGGCGACGGCCCCGAAGCTGACGGTTGTTGGGGCGACAGGGGCCAAGGAAGTAACTTTGAACGGGAGCAGGGCAAATGTCTGACGAAAAGAAACTCACAATAGAGCGGTCAATGGCCGACTTCAAGCGGGCCTATGCCGCCAAGCGCAAACTCATTTCCCGCGAGAAAGAGGACTTCCTTTTCGCCCTGGGGAACCAGTGGAGCGACGAGGACATCAAGACCCTCAAAGACGGCGGGATGCGCCCCTTCACAGACAACCGCATCCAGCCGAACATCTTCCTACTGACCGGCCTTGAACGACAGAACCGCTCCGATTTCAAAGCGTTCCCGGTTGGCGAGGAAGATTCCGTCAAGGCCGAGATCGCTTCCGCATTGTTCAAGGACGCCATAAAGGTTTCCGGCTACTCATACAAGTCCTCCGAGCAGTTCAAGGACGGCGTGACGTGCGGAGAGAGCCACCTTGAATTGTATCTGGACTACACCGAAAACATCCTGAACGGGAAACCGTGTTGGCGCAAGATTGACGGGAACAGCATCTTCCCCGAACCCACGTTCAGGGAATACGATTTCAGCGACGCCCGCTACGTCTACAAGGTCACCCTTGACCTGTCCAAAGATGACCTGCTCAACCTTTACGTTCGTGACGAAAAGAAGGACAGGCACGTCCGCAAGCTCATAGAGAACGCATCCAACGGGAAGTTGGACGTCTCGACGCTCTTGGGCGATGAGGAAAAACACCAACAGTCCAGGGGCTACAAGAACGGGAAAAGCGACACCGACGCAAGCGAAGGCGGCTTTGACCTTGTGGAGCGTTTCTACAAGAAAATGGTTGAAGTGGTGTTTCTGTGCGACAAAAAGACCGGAGAACTGAAACAGGCGGAGGATGGGGAGAAGGCCCAGGCATTTGTAGATGAATACAAGGCCGGAATCGAAGCGGAACAAGCGCAATTTCAGCAGGACATGATGGCGTTCCAGCAGGCGCAGATCATGGCGCCCATGGCGTCCGCGCCAGTCTTACCTGAAAACATGGTGGAAGTCCCCGGAGAAGAACAACCCATGGCGCCCGAAGCCATGCCGATGGCCCCCATGGCCCCGCAAATGCCCCCGGAACAGCCCGAACAGCGCGACCCCGAGCGATTCATCACCATCAAGCGTTCTGTGCCAGAAGTGTGGGTTTATGCCCACGTGCCGGGCATTGAAGAACCGCTGGCAGACGCGCGGGCATGGTTCTACCCCAAATGGAAGGCATATCAGTTCATTCCCTACTTTGCTCGATTTTCCACGGCCCCACTGACCGGGGACGACAGGCACCTTTTGGTTCAGGGTATTGTCCACGGGACCAAGGGGGCGCAGGAAAAGCACAACAAAGCCGAGATGCTGATGCTCCGGCACATGAACAGCTCCGCAAACTCTGGTTGGCTGTCCGAGGAGGACGCCTGGGTTGACCGGGAATCGGCAAAGAATCATGGGACTAATGCAGGGGTAAATCTTGAATACAAAAAGGGCGCACCGAAGCCGGAACGCATATACCCAATGCAGTTGTCGCAAGGCCACGCCCAGATCGCCGCAGACAGCGCGGAATCCATCAAGGCACAGTTGGGCATCAACGCCGACCTTCTGGCCGTCCAAGAGGGAAGCAGCCAATCGGGCCGGGCCATCGCCCTACGCCAACGCCAGGGCCTGCTCATGGTTCAGGAGTTGTTCGACAACCTGACGCGCTCCCGCATTGTTGCCGGGAAGTTCTTGTTGACCCAATTGGGCGAGATATACGACACCGAAACAGCCAAAAAGGTGCTGGGCGATGCGTTCCTTGAAAGGAATTTCCCGCCTCTCATGTTGCAGAACCCGGACGACCCCGAAAAGCCAGCGGAGCCCATGAAGGACGCCGAAGGCAACCCCATGAAATACGACAAGGAAATGGCTCAGGTTGCGATTGCAGAGGTCTTGGCCGGCGACTTGGGCCAGTATGACGTTACGGTGGGCGAAGCCGTCGCAAGCGAAACCATGAAACTGGCAAACGCGGGGGAGATTAAGGACTTCGCCGCGGCATACCCTGGCCTGATACCCCCTGACGTCATCCTTGAGGAGAGCCAGCTTCCGCAGGCCACCAAGTCAAAGATTTTGGCTTCAATAAAACAAGCGCAGGCAGCCCAACAGACGGCGGCCAGTGCGGGAATGGGAGCACCAAATGGGCAGGCCTAAGAAGGTCAAAGAGGTTGTGAAGGAAGTGGACGCGGTTGAGGAAGTGAAAGGCGTCTCGGAAGTTCGCAAGGAAGTGGCCGAGTTGACGCCGGATCAGATTCGGATTGCGGAATCCAGGGAAGTGCTTAAACATCCCCTTGAAGAAGGCCAGGAGTTCTTTGAGGCCCCCGACGGGTTCATCATTGTGGGCGAAAAGGGCCGCGGCCGCGTGTTTTATCGGGCTGGGAATATGTATATCAACCCGATGCGGTAGAAGAAGCACACATTTTAGCTGGTGGGGGTAATTCCCCCTTTACGGGCCTAAATCCCGACAGAACAACGGCTATTAGGGGCCGATTCGAGCGTTAACGCGCTTGGGTCGGCCTCTTTTCCGTTTAACGGGCAAAGCCCGAAGGAGAAAACAGATGAGCGACGAAACAAAGACGGTTGAAATTGCAGAGCCGGTGAAACCCGCCGAGGCGCAAGCCCCGACGGTTGAAGCAGTTAAGGCCGAAGGGTGGACGGACAAAGAGATCAAGTCGGCGCAGGAACGCGGACTTGTTGCCAAAGAGGAAGAGGCACCGGCCAAAAAGGTTGAGCCGGCGGCCCCGGCCAAGGCAGATGAACCAGTCAAGCCGGAATTGAAGCCGAGTTCATTGCCTGATTTTGAGATCAAAGACCCGGCGAAAGAAAAAGTGTTCCTTGAAACCTTTGGACCGGGGACGCCCCAGCGGGCGATGTATTTCCGCATGAAACATGAGCGGCAGGCGCGGCAGAACGCAGAGGCGGACGTGGCCAAGATGCGCGGGGAATCAGAAGCCCTTAAGGCCCGCCTCGAAGCCATTGAAAAGAACGCCGCCCCCCAGGTGGACGCTGACGGGAACCCGGTTGACCCTGACAACCAGCCGTTGACCCTTGCGAAGCTCAAAGAGCTTCAAAAGGCAGAGGCCGAGGCCAACGAGAAGCGCATGGCCGAACAGCAGGAAGTGGCCACACGGGTTAGGGACGCTCAGACATTTCAAGAGGAGTTTGCGCGAAGCACGCTCCCCAACTTCGACGACGCGGTTGAGAAAGCCGCCGACCTGATGAAGAACCTGGACGCCCTGCTCCCTGAAAAGTGGAAACAGACCAAGGCAATCCAGTTGATGAGAGATTTACAACGCGCGGCAATGGTGGCCGACCAGTTGGGAGTTGAGGACTACAACGCCGCGTTTATCGCTTACGAGATCGGACAAATGCACCCCGAATGGGGCAAGAAGTCCGACAACGGCACAAAAGCCGACAAAGACGGGAAGATCGTTGACCCGAAGGCAAACGGGGGCCTAACGCCCGACCAAGTGAAGCGCCTAGAAGAAAGGAACCGACGCCCGGCTTCAAGCGCCTCGGTTTCGGGTGGTGGCGGTAAGAGGACGGTAAACGTCGAAGATGTGACGGTGGCCGACATTAACGCCATGGACTTCAGACAACGTGCGGCATTTCGCGCGAAACACCCGGAGCGATACGTGAAGCTGGTTCGCGGTTAATCCAAGGAGGTCCACTTAAATGGGCCAGTCAACCAGCATTGACGCGCTTCGTCGGGAAGTATGGGGCAAAGACCTTTTCGACGATGTGGCGCGTGACGTTCAGAACATCATGAGGTTCGCGGGCGAGGACGACAACAATGTTGTCCAAGTCAAACGCGAATTGGCAAAAGAAAAAGGAGACGTGGAGACCTTCGGTATGGTCGGTCGTCTTAGCGGTGACGGTGTGACCGGCGACAACGAACTGGAAGGCAACGAAGAGGCCCAGAAGACGTTTTCTGAGCAGGTTGCCATTGACCAGATTCGTAACGCCGTGCGCTTGACCGGGAAACTCGATGCGCAGAAGGTGGAGTATTCGCAGATCGAGAAAGCCCGCGAAAGTTGCCGCGTTTGGATGAAAGAGTTCCTTGCCCGGAACATCTTCTTCAAACTCGGTGGCGTGACCAACACCTCACTGACCAACACCGTGGGCAAGACCATCGGCGCACGTT